AGAGTGACAAAAGCCACTCTCATTATATACTATTTAAGCTCCTTTAAACAATACAAAATTGTTAGCAGCTTGAGTAACTAAACATCTTTCAGATAAGAAGTTAACTCTCATTGTATCTAAGTCAGAAGTGTAAGCACCACCAACAGATCCAGTGATCCAAGCTTTGAATCTTCTATCTTCAGTTTCAGACGCTCTATATCTTACGTGTAAGAAAGGTCTTCTGATATTAGATCCTAACATTTGATCGTACACTGTAGATGTTCCAGCAGGAATCATCACACCATCAATTTGCTTAGATAAACCACGAGTAGATGCATCATTTAGATATTTCCAATCAGTTTTGTAGAAGTCATAAGAACCTCTTCTGAAACCAGAAAATCCAAAGTTTAATGCCATTTCCTTCTCATTGTCAAATAAACCATATGAAGCAGCAGCAGATGAAGCGTAAGATCCATTCATAGCAGCAATCATATCATCAAAATCTAAAGCAGTTTGTCTAGATAAGAAAAGCATGTTTTCTTCAATAGCACCTTGCTTGTCAAGATTTTTAAGGATTTCATCAAAATCTGCAATTGCACCAGAACCAGGTCCAGCAGCACCAGCAAATCCAGAGAATACATTACCTCTTGACTCGATAGCAGCAAATAAACCTTCAGTTCCTTTGATGTTTTGTGTTGCACCTTGCGGTCCAAATTCACTACCGAAAGCTGTGTTAGCATGTGACCAAAGTTCACCTTCAACCATTGCCATCTCTAAGTAATCTTCGTATCTTAGTCTAGTTTCAGACTCAGCTTTTAAATACCATAGGTATCCAGAAGTTCCGTCTTCAGTAGCAACTTCAATCCAACCAATTTGAGCAGCATCAGATCCACTTAATTCGTAATTATCTTTAATGATAATTGGAGAATTAGTGAAAGTAGATAAAGCTGGTTCAATAGCTCCGTTCATTCCTTCACTTCCTTTTGGAAATTCAGAACCATAAACGAATAGGCTACATTTTCCAGCAGTTATAGCAGCTGGTACAGTTTGGTAACATTCAACTTTTAATGAATTTAATGTTCCACCTGTTACATCAGTTACTAAAAACTTAGCTGTGCTTAAACCTGTTGCATTGTCAGAAACTAAAATTGTAGCTCCAACTCTAACAGCTCCTTGATTAGCTCCAGAAGGTAAAGTAATTGCAACAGTATATTGGTTTGCTGCTACAGCAGTTACAGTTGCATCATTATAAGCAATGTGTAATCTGTTTTGCTCAGACCAAACGACTTGATCAGAAGTCATTGGCATCTCAGCTCCAACCATTCTCAAGAAACCACCTAAAGTTCTGTTTCCGTATCTTTCTACCTCTTGTTCGTAAAGCTCAGGTAGATATTGTTGAGCCCATTGTCCACCAGCAACGCTGTTGAAATCAATGTAATTGTCCTGTACAACAACTCTATTTTGTGCAGGAACGATTTTTGCGGGAAAACTCCCGCCTGGTACTAACGCCATTTTATTTGTTTTTTATTTATGTTCTTTTTTTAATTTTCAACTTAGTAGAATCTGAACCAGACATAGCTCTAACCTTCCAGCCGTTAGGTAATGATTCACCTGTATTGCCTGATCTCGGTTCGCTATTAATGTTTTTAGACTTAGCAACAATATCTTTAGTAGCATCGGCTTTACCTTGCTCATAAAAATGTTCTGCTATTCTATCTGCATTTCTAGCAGCGTAAATAGCTTTGTGATAACCATCAACGTCTTCTAATCTTCCATCCTTATCCATAAACTTAGATATGAATTTACTTACGTCTACTTGTTTATCAGCTATTTCATCAGGATTTGATATTTTGTATCTAAACTTTTTATCTCCAACTTCAAAATTGAAACCTTCAAATTGTTCTTGGAAATAGTTATTAGTTGTTTGTACAAACTCATCTCTCCTGGTCTGTATGTTAGATTGCTCCTTGTTGTATCTATTGAAAAAGTCCATAGCTTTTTTCTGCTCGTTAGAAAATGACGGCCTCAACTTGATTTCATCATAGTAATTTCTTTTCATCGTTTCGAGAAAAGTCTTGGCTTTTGCAACTTCTTCTTTGTACTTTAGCTTTTGCTTCTTTACAAATCTTTCTTCATCAACCTCTTCATCAAAAGTAAAGTTATCTTCCATTATGAAGCTAACTTCATCATCTGATAAATGTGGCTTTGTTTTTTTATAATATTCTCTTACTAATAAAGTATCATCGTACTTTGTATAATCTTTATTAAGTGTTACATAGTCTTCTACTGTACCACCAGTTTCTTCCATGAACTTTACAAGTTTTTCTACATTTTCTGGTAATTGTTTACCTAAAACCTGTTCATCTCTTATAGCATCTTTTACTTCCTGCTCTTTCTTTATTACCTCTTTTGGCTTTTCATTTATAACAGTTACCTGTTCCGGTGCTTCGGCAGGTTCTTCGACAACTTCTGGTTGTTTGACCTCTTCAACTTCAACTCTTGGTTCTTCTTTTGGTACATCGACTTTATTGTTGGGTTCTGGTTTTTCTTCTTGAACGGCATCTTTTTTAGGTTTTAAATCTACTTTGCTTATGTTATCTATTTTACCTAAATTCTTAGGTTTTGGTTTTGTTCTCTTAGAAGGCATTTTAAATGTACCTTCATCTGTGACTGTTTCTTTTGCCATAATATAATATAATATAAATTAATAATTAAGATTGACTTAATATACTTTGAAGCGGATCTTCTAAATCATTTTGTACCGCTGGATTTTCAAAGTCTATTGCATCGCCCATTTTTTGTTTTTGATTAGCAATTGCACTCTGTTGAGTACCTATAATTCTTGCTCGTTTATCTTTGCGTCCTTCAATATCTTTTTCTCTTTCTTGTTCTCTTTGAACTTTTTGTTCGCCTAACTGCATATTGTAACTAAACTCTAATTCCATTAACTGTCGTTTAATTTGTGCTTCTGCTTCAAGCTTTTCTATAGCAAACTGACTTTTAGCTTTTTCAACCTTAACCTCTGTATCAGCTATAGCTTCTCGTTTTTGAGCTTCTGCCAGAGCAGCTGCTTGTTGAGACTCTGTATTAGCTTGAGCTTGTGCTTGAATGTTTGCTTGTGCAGCAGCTTGAGCGGCTTCAGCAGCTTTCTTACGTTTAAGCTTAATCATTTGATTAGCTAACTTAAGATTGTTTATCTGTCTAATGTCTATAGCGTCTTCTAGATTTATACTACCACTTTGTAACGCTGCTTGAATGTTTTGCTCTAATTGTTCTTTTTCTAATTCATCAGGAACTAAACTTAAGTATAAACCATAGTCATATAAATGCATGTTAACCATATCATCTAACTGACCTACATTCCAAGTTGATATACTATTTTTAAGAGCTTCATTAGTTAATTCAAACTCTATAGAGTCAGAAGTTCTATTTACAATATTTTCACATGTTCTTACAGTTAAATACAAGTAAGAGTTTAAAATATGTTTTGTAGCTGTATTTGAATTAGCAGCCGCTAATTTTTGTAATCCTACAAGTGAATCAGAGTTAGGCATACTACCATCTCTAGCTTCATTTAATCCTGTTACGTCTCTTATCATTTGTAGGTAGTATTGATAAGTAGATATAAGCGATTGTATTTTACCTTGGCCAGAGCTTGATTGTAATTCTTGTATTGGAACTTTACCAGGATTAGGATCACCTTCAGTAGTCATAGATCTACCTAGTATACTACCAGTTTGGAAATACATATTTAAAGCCTCTTGGGGATTATACCTAGTTCCATTACCTAAGTCAACTTCTGCTAATCCATCAACATCTAAGTAAACACCATCAGGTATCAACTTAGAAATTACTTGTTGTATTTTTAAATGTGTAAGCTGTATCATATCAGCAAAACCCATCATTCTACTTACTAAGCTTTCTATTCTACCCATGTACAGTTTAGGTGCACATATAGTATAATTCATATTAACCTTAACTAAATTAGACTTAGGTCTAGTCATATTTTTACATAACTCCCATTTTAAAAGTTCGTCATAACCTAATATCTTAGCGCCACTATATAATACTTCTATCGATCTATTTACTTTATCAAAGTTGTCGTTTTCTTCTGGATCAAACGTGTCTGGTTTTTCTAAAGACTTTTCTAAACCTGTTGCTGTTTTCTTAATTTTAAATGTTTGATTACTATATGTCTTGTATTCAAAATATAATACATATATAGCATTACCATCATTACGACCATTCCAATTATATAAGAAGTTGCTATTACCTTGATACCTTTGAATTCTTTCCATATCTGCATCTGTTAGATGTGGAAATTCTTTTTTAATTTCTGCTAAAGTAATATTTTTAACTTCTCCTACATACCACATGTCTTCAAAGTTAGGATCTTCTGTATAGGAGTAAACCATCCTAGCTGGATCTACATAATCAACTGTAACACCTTCTGCTCTATTCCAGTTTGTTTTAACTGCACCCATACCTAATACAACTAAATCTTCTATTACTCTACGTTTAGTTAAATAATATTTATTAAACTCTAAAGTATTTGTTATAGCTTCTTCACAAGCTATTTCACTAGCTTGTTTATAACTTAACTGCATATGTAAGTCTAATTCTTCTTGATTTTCAGGTAGTTCGTCTGGTTGTTCAGTGTTAAATAAATCTAAACCAACATCACCTTTTAATATATTTAAAAACTTTTGAGCTTGAATATCTCTTAAAATATCTTCTGCATATTTAGATCTTTGCTTTCTTGACTCAGGATCTTGAGCAAACGCTTTAACATCGTAAAGCTTATCATCCATACCGTTGACAACTATATCTACAAACTTAGGTATAATTGGAACAGGCTTCCAGTCAAGATTAAGATACGATAAATCACCATTTATAGCTAACTCATCTTTGTATTTTTGAACTGGTTGTTCTGCTCTAGAATATAACCTACGACTTCTAAAGTTGTTATAATTAGTATTGAATCTGTTTTCAACTCTAGATCTAGTACCACTAAACCAATCACCTTCTATAGCCCAAGCTACTTTCTTACCGTATTCCCACGATTCCTTAACTGCATCAGGTACTACCTGATCTGGAAATGAACTATTATTGTTTGTGTAAATCTGCATTTATTATATTATTTGTGAAATAGATCCTGTGTTGTTGTATTTTTTAAAAGTCAAAGATTTTGGCTGTTTTATAATATCCATATTAGGTTTATATCTATTTTTATTACAAGCCATTAAAGCTAATCCTGAGCTAATAGAAGCATCATGCTTTGTTCTATTATTTATATTAAACTTAGCCCAATCACTTAGTGTTTCTTGAAAGTATGTGTCACCATATCCATCTTCTAGTCTACCTACATAGTTTTCTATGTAATGTTCAATAGCAGCCGCGTGAGCTTGTTTTATATCTTCACTTGAATTAGGTATTCCACCTATTTCTTTTTCTGCTACAGATAACTTGTTCCATACTTTATCCGGCCTGTTCATACTAAAACCTCTATAACCTCTACGTTTAAAATAGTATAATAATCTAGGTTTGTTATTCTCTGCTAATATAGGCATACCATAGAAATGACAAGCCATTAATACATCTTCAAAAAATATTTCAGCCGTTTGAGGTCGAGATATATATTCTAAAAAAAAGTGATTCGGAGGTGCATCTTCCATAGAAAATTTAGTTAATCCATGAAGAGCACCTTTAGAACCTTTACCATCGACGGTTCCTGATATATCGTAACTATCACAGCCAAACGCTCCAATATGCTCATTACCAGGGTATTTAATACCATTCTTTACTATCACTCTATTTTGAAGATTTTTAGGTGGTACCCACGATATTAAAAACCTACCATCTTTACTAGGATAAAATGTAACATTAGTATCAATTGTACCATTGTTCCAACTGAAGTTACCTCTTGTAATAGATCTTTCATTACTAATTTCTTCGTTGTAATCTATTTGTTCATAGATCTTTGTTAGATTAAATAAAGTGTTTTTATTTTCATCTCTAAAAGCGTGTTGCTCTGTTCTTGGAAATTGACGATAATATTCGTTCAATCCATCGCTGTCGTTTCTTAATCCTTCAACTTCGTTTTCCCAGTGTTCGATGACTCCAATGTCAATTGGGATATTGTCAATTCCGATGATTTTATCTTTTGGCGTAGTGAATACAGGTGATCCAAAAGTATCCATGAATCCTTCGTAGTTCCATTCCATAGGTATGAAAAGAGAGTAGAGTCCAGAACTTGTTTGTCCATTTCTATTTCTTTTTGTAACATCTGAATAGTTGTATAATTTTTTGAAGTTGTCTCCACCTTTATCTAATGCATTTGAAGTTGAGCCCATCATACATTTACCTACGATTCTACGTCCTAGTCTTAATGTAGTCTTTGTAACTCTCCAGTTGTTTAATATATTGTCAGGTCTTTCCCATTTACCACTTTCATCATGAGCTAGTATTTTAAGCTTTTCACCATCATAAGAGTTATCTCCTGTATTTTTCCAATCAATAGTTGTATCCAATCCTTTTAACTCTGCTAATCTTATGTTAGCATCTAGTTTACGTCTAGTAAGCTTCGAAGCTGGGACTCTATATGCCAGTTCGGTCTTAGGACGATCCATACCATCCTGGATCGGCTTGAAGAAAAACGGATAGTTAACGGATATCGGGACAACTTTATCT